ATCGGCACATTCAATGAACGATACAATCGTTTCTGGAAGTATACAATATCATCTATCTGTCCGAGGTTCTCACCGCCAGGTAATGTAGATATCTCAGTACCACGACCACCTTCGCGTCTAGGTAACCAGAAATCTTCTAGCATAGACATATGTTTGCGGTCATCTTTGAGATTACCAGTACTTGCATCGTATACTAACTTGTTACGATAACGAGCTTGGATCTCTTTCATGTGTTGTTCTGCTTTCTGTCTCGGCAGATTACCCACGTCTATATAAAAGATACGACGTTCGGGTGCTCTGGCCAGTCGATAGATCACAAGACTGTCTTCCATCATACGCAATTGGTTGATGGGTTTAATTGCTTTGTGTAGGAAAGACACGATACGTTTCTTGGACGGATCTGTAAGACCACTCGTCACATACGATACTGAGTCTGGAGTTAACTTAACTGCCGCCTGAGTCTGGTTCTTCTCTTGGAAGACATAGAACTCTTCGGTAGTGTCAACAATCTTCGCACCAGTCTGGGTGTCTTTCTTATACTTAACTTCTTTTACTTTACGAATCTTAGTCGCATCGATAGGACGGATCTCTTGGATACCCGCCTTTTGATTACTTTCGTTTACTACGAGGTGGTGAACCAAACGTCCATCCACATACCAAGACCTGAATATATCATGTCCTAGATTAGAGAAGTTTAACATACCAAGTATCTGGTCAAACTCTTCTACTATTAATTTTTTGATCTTATTAGAGGTTTCTACACCATCCAGATTGATCGATACTGGTGATTCATTTTCAGAACCAGAGATTGTTTCATTTACGATGTCTTCGATAGCCGCATCCACTTCGGGATGTTGCGATACTCCACGATACTTCATAATGAGTTCTGCGTTATCTTTCGCATTATCACCATTGATATCTACATACTGTCCGTAGTGTGATCCTGCCGCAGTAACATAACCCGCACCATCATCATCCGCTTTAGGGACTATAGATGGAAGTTTATCGTTATCTTTACCAGTCGATGCCTTTTTGGTACGACTTAGTTCAAACCCGAAAAGTTTGATAATGTTATTGTTATCGTCTGCCACTACTCAATTTCCTCTTAAAATAAAATACGCGGGGGAAGATTCCCCCCACGCATATATTTAGTCACAACTTAACTAGTTGTTAATGCTTCCCAATATTGAACTTGGAATGTTACTTGGAACTCTTCGATAGTGTCCACTGTATCATAACTCAGATCAATAGCAGTTATGTTAGTTGGGAAACAACCACGGAAATGATAAGTCTTAATTTTCAGTCCGTCTTTGTCCAACTGTTGTACCGCAAGATCTGTGTTATAGTCAGCAGGATCGTTGAATCCTGTGTTGGCATTATGTGAATTGATACCGTTCATCCAGCGTTCCATAGCGTCACGCACTTCGAAACCAGTATCGTTTATGATGGTTATAGTCCATTCTTCAAATGTTCGATCTCCAGCAATCTTCAATTGTCGTCCACGGAATGGAACAGTTATTGGGGCGATTACAGAAGAAGGTAACTGCGCACCTTTACACATGAATGATGTTAAATCAGCATCACCCAGAGCGAAGGCGGGAAAGTTAATCTCGCAATTGAAGAGGTTTGGACGCGCACCACCGCCTTTAAGTTTTGATTTAAAATCGTCTACACCTAAAATAGCCATGTGATTATGCTCCTACCGTGCCGACAACTTCTTCGAAGTCCACACCAGTTCTAACTGCAACAAAGTTCAACTGAACAAAGTTAATAGAACGTGCGGGTTTCACAAAGATGTTTGCCACGAATTGGTTATTGTCAATCACTTCTTGATTGTTGTTTGTGCTGTCACATACAACTTTAAAGTCCGTGATACCTCTTCGACCCTTAACTCTACGGAGGAAAGGTTCTACGATGTTAACAAATTCAGCGCGAGTAAAGTCATCGTTGAATTCGAACATTACGTTTTTAGCAGCTTCACCGATTGATTTCTCAATTGCAATAAACAATCGACGCACGTTAATACGATCAAATGCGGATGGGCGTGCTTCCAACGTTTTATCACCATACAAAATCAGACCTGTGCCAGGAATGTTTGCAATAGGATTGACGCCTGCTTTATACAGTTGGTCACGTTGGGTTTGGTTAGGGTTAGTTAAAATGTCTGTGACACCACGGTAGTTACCGCGTCTCTGACCAGCTGGTGAATACCAAGGGTCAGCAATAACGTCTGTAGCAGCCATCAAACCAGCAGTGCTTGACGCAGCGGGAATGTTGATATACTTGTCGTTATATTTGTCGAACACTTTAATGAAGTTGTTGTCTACTACTAAGTATGAGGATTTAGTTAATCCGCCAACGAAGGTTACTGCGTTAGTTGCCGCTACAGCGTCGGTCTTACCGACTATTCCATCACGGTCTACAGAGGTTACAACAATACAATCTTTTCTTGCTACTGCGGTTCCAGTTAAGTCATTAACTATAGTAGCGCCTGCTCCTGCGGTAGCAACCATCGGTGCGATCAAGAAGTCAATCTGAGTAGTCAGTTTGTCTTCGAATAGATCGTAACCTTCAGCAACATCGCCAGTACCTAGAGAAGCAGAAGCTTGTCCACCACCTAATGTAACAGTACGAACTGCGTTAGATAAAGTAGTACCAACACCGAAGTTAACGGCAGTGTCAATTGCAGGAGTAGTTCCCCAATTTCCACCAAGGTTTAAGTGCGAAGCACCAAACGCAGAGTCATCACCGAAGTAACCATTCCATACATACTGAGATTGTCCATTCAGTGTGTCAGAAATATAGTTAGGTGAATTGTCTGGAGTTACTGCGCCTTTAGCAACAGAAAGATATTCAAACTTCTCTAGTACGGAACCAACTGTACCTGATATAACACCAGTACGGTCAATAACAGCAACGTGAACTTCATCATTAGATGCACCGTTAGAGGTAGCATAAGAAGAAGTGCCAGGTTTTCCACCAAACTGAGAAGCATAAGCCCATCCAGTAAAGTGATCAACTGCGGCAGAGTCGCCAGCGGGACAGAAAGATACTGTCAACGCGTTACCTAGATCGCCAGGATATTTTGCAGCCCAAGATCCAGAAGAAGTTTTAGAGGCACCTTCGCCAACTGCTGAAGATACTGTGTTGCTCCAATGCGATGAATTTTTCACCACAAAAGAATTTCCATCAGAATCGCCTGCAAATTTGGTTACTGCACCATGTGCATTTTGTCCACCATTGTTCTCGCGAACAACTTGTAGAGTCTGTGAGTATTTTAAAAAGTAAGCAGCGGAATGAAAGTCCACTGAGTTTGTGTCGTCGGGTGCTGCGAATGTAGATACTAATCCAGTTTCATCTGCGATTAATGTTCTTTCATGTACAGGGCCCCAACGGAAGTTTCCTACGATACCACCACCAGATGAACCAACAGCAGGCACAAGTGCCGTTTTGTCAATCTCACTGATATTGATACGAGGAGATGCGGGTTTAACAGCCATAGCATTTTCCTTTAGTTTCGTTAACGAATAATACGGTTTTCATAATACGAAGTGACATGTAAGTTATATGTTCAATACGTTTATTTATACGTTTGGTTATTTCTACCAATCTCGGTCATCCGCAGTCTCTTGTCCGATATCATGCCAACCACCCCATTCCTTTTGTGTTGTTTCTTCTATGAAGTCCGATCCATCATCTATGAATCCGAATGGTACGACATCATCAGTAATGAATTTTGCACGTTCTGCAAACATCATATCCTTTAGATTGATGTCAGTCATATCCGAGAAGAACTGGGTGGATACAAAGTACCCAAACATTACTAGGTTCATCATAAGATCGTCGTGATTACCATCCGCAGCCTCGTAGGACTGACCCTTACCAACAAACGTACTGATCTCTAGGATAGTGTTCTCGTCGGTGATAATTAATTTATTGTTTTCTAGGATGTCTTTGATAGAGGAACAACCAAGTCTCTTGGTCTTGCGAGTTATCTCGATACCCAACGCGTCTGCTTTAACCGCACTAGACACATGGAGGTTCTCATATTCTAATTCATGGTACAGTCCGTTACAGACCACAGTACCCTGATCATTTGATTCAACTACTACCCACGCCTCGTTGTAGAGATTCGCATACTTATATATAATATTAGGAAAGAGTAATGGAGAAATATTATTATTACGGTATACA